TAGCAGAAATAAGTTTAGGGGATGGAACTGATCCTGCTACAACTTATGATATGAGTACAGGCAACTTGGCTAATAATTTACCAAATTCAATATTTAGGCTTCCACATAATGTAACTTTAGATTCTGCAAGTGTATTATTTGCTGTATCATCTTCTGATGATGAAACTATAAACTTCCATATTATGAGTTATGCCATAGATACAGATAATGGTGGAACTTCAGGAGATTTATCAAGTGGGGTTGTAGTTGCAGATAGTGCTGAACAAACAGTAGATAGAACCTCCATTGATTATCTTGCATTAGCAATACAAAGTGCAGATGTAGATGCAGGTAGGGTTTTAATAGGAACTGTTGAATCAACTTCAACGGAGCAAGTTTCAGCCAATATGATTTTAACATATCACATTAGATAGGGAGAAAGAATGGGAACATTTATAGCCGAAACAAGAATTACAGCAGGAACAAGGGGCATTTTATCTGCAACAAAGTCTGGAACATATAGTGAAATAATAAACTTAACACAGACTGTTGATAATTCAAATGGTTTTATCACATTAGCATCAGGTTCAGCATCTAAAGGTGTTTCAACATTGGCTGATTGTAAATCACTTATAATAAAAAATACAGGAATATCAGGTGCAGAGATACAATTAAAAAGTTATTTGCAAATAGATGGCACTCCTGATACAACAGGTGATGCAAGATATGTCAGCACTTTGCTTGGTGCAGGAGATTATATGTATATACCAAATATGAGACAAACAAATGTAGATTCAGATGTATCGGCTGGGAATGCTTATACTTTAAGCAATCAAGCACCACATTCTAATATGTATGTTGCTCTTGATAATGCTGCTGCAGGTGATCCACAATTATTGAATGGAGCAGAACTTGCTTCAGTAACATCAGCAACTACTGTAACTGTTGATGAGGCTGCATATTTATTTGTAGGTGATATAATAAGATTGGAAGATGAAATCTGTGAGATAACATCTATTAGTGGTGAAGAAATTACAATTATAAGGGGTACTCATGGATCAACTGCTGCAACTCATGCTAACAATACTGCAATAAGGCTACCATTCTTCAATGCTTATGAAAATTTCACGGCTGCAACAGGTGGATATGATACTGCACAAACTAATGCAGAGGGATTGTACAAATGCACAAATTTCATAGGATATGGCAGAAATACAGATGGAAGTGGTAATAGACAATCTAATGGAATAGTCGCTGGTTCTTGTTCAGGATTTTTTTATAGAGAGGCATATCAAGAATTAGGGTTGTCAGGAATAACAGCATCTACAAATTCTGGGTTAGCAGCATCAACTGCTTATGCTTTTGATATTCAGGTAGATGGTGGAACTAATTTTGACAATTTAACTTTTACAACTGATAGCAGTAATGTGAATTTCGGTGGAACTAATGGAGTAATTAGCAAGATACAAGATGCTTTAGATACTCAATATTATACATCAGGTAATTTATTTGAAAAGAAAGTTCATGTGGGAATTGTTAATGGAGATGTCAGGTTTACATCAGGATCAAGGCTTTCATCATCAGCAATAGCAATTACTGCTGAAGATGGTTCTGATGCTTCATTTCTTGGAACTGGAAGAATCCCTGCTGTTGCAAAATTGGGTGATCCTGTTGCATCTCAACTTCCACCTGATACAATATTAGATAAAAAAAGTGGTCTTGAAATTCCCAATACCAGAGAGATGTTTTATGATGATGGTCATGGTAATATTTTAGGAGTTTGCAAGGGAACTATCAATTATGAACAGGGAAGCTTGGATCTAAATTCAGCACCACCTGAATCACATTTTGTATTATCTGCTAATTATGGTTCAGGTCATTCAGGAGGAAATAAGTTTGCATCTACTGCTTCTAATTCTATTTATTCAATAGCAGGTAGAAGTACAAATAGTAAAATAGATACCACAATAGAAATTATAGGCTTGAATTAATGCCAAAGTCTAAATATAAAAAGAAGCCTATGAAACCAAAGCCTAAAAGAAGGAGATACTAATGGCAACTGATTTTAAATATGCAAGTCAATCAGATTTAGAAATGTATTATCCGTCTTATAGTCAATATGATTCAAAGAGGCAAATATTTGGATGGACAACTACTTCAAATCTACATCAGGCTCATAATTGTGGTCTTGTAAGTGTATTATTTGTTAATGGTGATGAGGTTACTGCAAGTGAAAATACTGATGAGCCTAATGCTAATGGTGAATGGAGATATATAGAAGCACAGGATGTTATTCAATATTATGATGATACAATTACAGCATCAGATCAGGTTATGGAAGCAGGACAAGACAATGCCACCTACTTTGACCAAATGCTTGTCAATGCTTCAATGGAACTAAATAATTTGCTTGACCGAAGGTATCCAACCCCTATACCAAAATATACACAATATGATGCTAATACTACCCATGTATCATCAGCAACAGAATATGATGCTATTATAATTAAATCAACTTGCTATGTTTGTGTTGCAAATTTATTAAGAACTAATAACAGGCAGGAGGAAGCAGATTATTATCATGGCTTGGTTACTAATGTAGATGGTTCAGGCATGGTGGACAGGCTTAATAAGGGTGAATATAAATTATCCTTTGAGGTAGATGCTGATGATAGTCAGGGAAAGCCAAGAACTATTACACAGTCAGGCAGTATGGACATAATTGAGACGGGTGGGGCATATTCAGGTCAGGCATTTGATTTGCTTCGCATTACCTGTACAACGACAGGTGCATACGGAGTGGCAATCGTAAAAGTAGAATATTATGGAAGTGATAAGTTATTTGGTTCTGAAACAACTGGTATAAAGGTAACAGGTGGCTTACAGCACATACATGGTGGCTGGTATTGTAGGTTTCAAGGTGCAAGTATGACACAAAACGACCTGTGGGAGGTTGAGGTATATTCTGAAACAAGGAAGATAAGCAATGCTGAATCAGGTGCTATACAACTTACAAGAAGGGGATATGGAATTTAATGGCTGTAACTTATGATAAGATTGCCTATGATGAGATTGAACTTGGACTTCGGAAAGTTATCAATGATGAATTTAAGAATGTTTATATTGCAAATGAATTTAAAATGCTTGGAACGGAGTGCATAAAGATTAACTTGGAATCTTCTAATTTAATATTACAAACAGGCTCACTTGAAGAAAGAGAGTATTTCGTCAATATCAGGTATTATCACATGGCAGATACAAACAATGAGGTTATCAACAAATCTGTAAAGGCTAATGTGGATAGATTAAGAAAGCATTTACTTGACAATCAGACAAGTTCAACTTATAAGTGGGCAGAACTTCAAGTGCAAGATATAGAATACAATGTTCAGGATGCAGAAAATGAAGAAAATGACAAGTTGCATATAACTGAATTTGGTATTTCTATAATTCATCATAACGGATATACATAAAAAGGACTTAAATTATGGCAAAGTATAAAATAAAAAAATCATATTTAGAATTGAAAGATACGGAAAATTATTGTTCACTTGGCTCACCTGCCAAACATGGTAGGCTTATTGCTGGTGAAACATTAGAACTTTCAGATGTACCTGAAAAGGTTAAATCACATTTGCAAGAAGTGGGTAAAAAAATTACAAAAAAGGAGAAATAAATCATGGCAGTTACAACTCAAACAATATCATCAGCAGAAATAAAGCCTATATTTAGTAGGGGAACAGGAAACACACAGGCTCTTGGGACTGCCCACGAAGATGCTCACACGTTCTTCGATTTCCCCATTCAATCATATTCAATGCCATACCACAGTTCAGCATTGGAGGTTGCCCCCAATTATTCAGGACATTCTGGGCAAATAGATACACAAATGAGGCATAGGCAGGATTTAAATACTTGGACATTTGATGTGTCATTTTTCGGGACTGTACAGGCAATATTATCTAATTGTTTGTGGGCATTTGGAGATGGTGCTTCTGCTGCTGAACTTACTCCTGCTATTGGCATAGGAAATGGAGCAGCAGGTTCTATGCAGATGTTGCATGGTGCAACATCAAATAATCATGCGACTATTATATTTAGAAATGGTGGTACAGATGCAACAGCAGAAGATTTAACAGTCAGGGGTGCAGTTATCCAATCAATGACAATAAAACAGGATGTGGGTTCCAATGCAGGACAAATGACTTGTGATTCAACATTTTGGACTGCTTATCCACCAGTAGAGGAAGCAAATGCAGTAGCATCTAATATTACCATAGATTCTTCAAATGCTGTGAAAAGCATATTTGATTTAACTAATGCTGCAGTTACTTTAAATTCAAAGGATTATGTGCCTACTTCTTGGGAAATTACTATATCAAGATCACTTGAAAGAGTTGGATCACAGGATTATAGTAGTTATCTACCATTTGCCTATTCTCAAACAGGGGCATGGGAAGTAACAGGTTCTTTAAATGTTAAGGCTGATGATTATACTTATGATAATGTAGCTGGTATGCAAGGTAATTCAACTGGTGTCGCATTAAGTATTGCAGGTACAGGTCTTACTATATCTTGTCCTACTGTTATGATAGATAATGCTACTTTAGATAATGGTGGAAGTTTTTTAACACATACAATCCCATTCAGAGCATTTGCAGCATCTACTTCTGCTAACATTATAAGCATAACAATATCATAATATGGCTGATATAAAAATAAAACCAACTGAAGAACAGGATTTCAAAGCCTTTGAGATTTCTATCAAAGATATTAACTGGAAGATGAGATGTGAACTGAATGATATGATGATTAAGGAAAATTCCAATGGTAGTATGCCATCATTTTCATGGTGGGGTAGTTTGGTTTTAAAATATACTGATCTGAAAGAAAGTGAACTTAATAAATATTCAACTGATGAGATAATTGCCATAGCAAATACAATCTTTGAAGTTGCGAATAAAAAAAAATAGATGAATTGCTACTTCGTATCAATGTTTGGATTTCATTCAATGGATTACAAGAAGGTGCTTTTACAGGTGTTCCATTCCCTTATGTAGCATTATGTCCATCTACTCGTAGAAAGTCCGAATTTGGTAGTATATTGGATGTCTATGATGAAATTATAAGGTTATATGAAGAAGCAGAATCAAAAGGGTACAAAGTGGGTGAAGCAATATATACACAATCATTCTTTTTCGCAGACCATGAACTTCTGACAGATTCAAATATGCAGAATAGAATCAAGGAGTTTCAATTCTGCAAAACCTTTTCCTGTCCATATAGTTCCAACCTACAAGAAACACCAGCCTACATAATAGATGACTTCTTTATTATAGAAGAAGAATACAATCATTGTATAAAGAAACAGCAACAGGAGAAACAAGATGCCTAATTTTTTCATAAATGTAAAAGAGAAAGGTGCTAAAAAGGCTGCTAATAATATTGGTGCATTAACTGGCTCAATGAAGAGGATGATTGCATCTGCTGCTGTTGCAGGTGTTGCTATGGAAACAATGAGAAAGGCTATTGTCAGGTCATCACAAATAGAAGGAATAAGCAGGGGTTTTGATAACCTTGCAAAGGCATCAGGGTTTTCAGCAAAAGCATTTGATAATTTTAAAAAAGCAACTGATGGAACAATAGATAATCTTACATTAATGCAAAAGGCAAACAATGCTATGTTGCTTGGCATTACTGATAGTGAAGATCAGATGGCTCGAATGTTTGATGTTGCTCAAAGGCTTGGACAATCTCTGGGAATTGATACTGTTCAATCTATTGATTCTCTTGTAACTGGTATGGGTAGGCAATCTAAATTGATGCTTGATAATCTGGGTATTATGGTAGATACTAATAAATCATATAAAGATTTTGCTGAAGCTAATAATATGGCTGTTTCTGCCATGACAGATGCAGAAAGGAAAACAGCATTTGTAAATGCTGCAATGGAAGAGGCTAATTTCCTTGTTGCTCAATTAGGCGATGAACAACTGACTACTAAAGATAGCATTGCACAGATGAATACTGCTCTTTTAGAATCTCTTACAGCATTTGGTAATTTACTAACACCACTTGTAGTGCCTTTTGCAGAAGCATTGGGTTGGGTTGCTGAAAAGGCTTCTGCTGTAATGGATGTTGTATCGGGTGTAAATAATGAATTTACAGGAACTGCCTCAACATTGACAGGGTTCAATAGATTATTAAAAGAAAATGCTGATAATGAAGAATGGTTGGCAAATAAAACGAGGGAACTCAATTCAGAGCAGGAAAAATTAAGGTCAGAACTTGCAGGACTAACATCAACAGGGAATCAGGCAATAGATTTTAGTAAAGATTTTGCTATGTCCATTGATATGTCGGGTGATTCAATGATGGAATGGAATGAAAATATGCTTATTTCAAATCAGCAATATGGTGATTTAATGCAAAGTATAGTAGATGGGACTTTCAATTTAGAAGAATTTAAACAAATGCAAGAAGAAACAACCCTTGTAACTATAAATGATAATACTGCAAGGGCAGAAGCAATACAGTTTTTAATTGATGAGGCAGAAAAGAAAAAAGAATTAATTGAATTATCTAAATTAGAAAAAAAGACAGATAAGGCTACATTAGATCAAAAATTGAAATCTTCTTCAGTATTGGCAGGTGGTTTGTCTAAATTGGCTGGACAACATAAGCAGGGTGCTTTAGTTGCCAAGAGATTAGCACAGAGTCAGGCTGTTATAGATACATGGGCAGCTGGAAATAAGGCTTTAGCATCAGCACCACCCCCGTGGAATTTTGTTGCTATGGCTGGAGTAATTGCTGCTGGTTTGGCAAATGTTGCACAAATAGAAGCACAAAAATTTGCTACTGGTGGTGATTTTGTAACCAATGGCAAACAAATGATTATGGTGGGTGATAATCCTTCAGGCAGAGAACATGTACAAATTACTCCACTTGGGGGTGATCCAGCACCTAATGCACCAGCAGGTTCTAATATAACCCTGAACATATCTGCACCACTTGTTGATGAGAGTGTTGTAGATCATATCATTCCAGCCATAAATGAGGCTGTCAGGAGAGGGGAAATTCTAAATGCAACAGGTTAAGCAATTATTCCAAGTATTTACTAATAAACTTTTATTTGTAGAATGGATATTGGCAGTTAATATTGTAATAGGCAGAAAATTAGTTATGGCACAGGCAAGATTAGAAGCAGATGAATATGTTGCCACCCATAATGATATTGATATGAGAACTGCACCACCCTCTGTTAAAAATAATAGATTATATGATGATGATATTTTAAAAATGAGATGGGATTTATGTTCAAGTTGTGAATTTTTAACAGATTCATTGACTTGCTCACAATGTAAATGTCCGATGTTAGGGAAATATAAATTGGCTCATTCTTATTGTCCTATCGGTAAATGGGGAAAGCATACAGAGAGGATTGTAGATGGCAATTTCGCTATCAACTGAATTTTTATCTGATATTCAGAGCAGAAATACTGCACTCATTCCTGTTGTAAAAATTGGCAATCTTTATATTTCAACTAATTCATCTGTTGATTATCTTCCACTATTATTAAATGTTCCAAGCCTGAAGGAATCCATTGATGTAATTACTAGAAAATATACTATCAGTTCAGTCAGTTTAGACATTAGTAATTACAAAACTTATGAGGGTAAAAGATTTACTGAATTATTTAATACTTCACTTATGAATGTAAATGTTGATATCTATTGGGTTTCACCATCTACCACCATAGATACTGGTGCTTTACATATATATAGTGGCAAGGTTAGAAAATATGATCACGATGATGAAAAAGTGAAAATTGTTGTGGAAGATAGAAGTCAGGCAACACTTCATAAGGATTTGCCAACTGCTGAATTGGGCTTTGGTGATGATGTGCCACCCAAGCATCGGGGTAAAAAAATACCGATGGTTTATGGTCATGTTAATAGAAGTCCGACAGTATTATCAAAAACAACATTAGGAGATTATTTTAGAATATTGATAGATAGTGATAATTCCGATTCTGTATTTGGAGGTTCAACATTAAATCAATATGCAATAGAAGGTGATGCAAAATTATATATTTTCAATGGAGGTTATATAGGTATAGCAGAAGAAGGTACAACAGATTTTTCTGCTGGTGATTTCGATGATATGGCTTTTGATAGCATAGGGGGGTTGCAATACACCACTATTAATAATTATGCAGAAATGCAAAATGTTACTGTACAGGATGAAAATGCAATAGATTACAATATTACAAGCAACTTGGGGCTTGGCATTATTGAGGGTTGGATTATAAGATATCCAACATTAGTAGCAGAATCAAGCTATACTTATGACCCAGATGACCCATTATACCCACTAATACAGTCATATTTAACTGCTGAATATTTTACTAATCTGTCAAATGTTATAGATAAATCAAATAGTTCTTCAGCAACCATAAATAGAGAATCTTCTAATTATGATTTTGTCCGAACCACCCTTCATATTGAAGATATTGAAGATAATAATATATTGGCTTGCAAGTCTTATGTATTGACTAATGTGTATATATCTGCACAGTATTCTCATTATCCGTTTTTATATGCTTCAAATTCATCAGAAGTGGATGAAGATGGTAATCCGATAAATAGGGCAACATTAAATGCAGTTGATGTGCTAAATCATGTTGGCTTTTCAAGTATAGTAAATCCTTATGGTTATAATAATGGTTATTCACTTGCCATAAATACAGCAAATATAGATTTAACGGATGATGATATTTGGGAGATATTTAGATTAAAGGATGCTGACAATTTGCTTAATTCCTATAAGGGAAATACAATTTGGGATAGTGTAAATAAATTCAACCGAATAACTTTTGAAAATGCCCCATTTGGTACAGGTGCTGGTTTGGGAGTTACAACCATTGGTAATCAAACTATTAATTTATATGATTTAAAAATATTACAAAAAGTAATAATTAAAAATCCAATAAATAACAAATTCTATGCCAATGTAAGAGGAAGGAAAAATGCAAATGGTTATTTAGTCCAAGATAGTCCTCAAATCATTAGACTTATTATTGCCGAACTTAACCCCGATATAGCTACAGCAAACCCAAGCCCTGATCCATATTGGGGGGCAAGTAATTATGAAGCAGCTTGGAAATATGCTTTCACAGTCGATAAGAAGATTAACTCAAAGAAATTAATTGAGGGTATTGCTTCTGCATCACCCTATATCCCAAGATTTGATAATATGGGTAGTTTCAAATTTGATGTTATTCCAACAGATGGTGGAAATCTATCTACTGATCTTAATGGAAATGAAACTATTAAGGAAGTTGATGTAATTGATTTTAGTTTCAGCCGAACTAAAATAGAAGATATAAAGACGAAAATAGAGTTTAAATATAAATGGGATTATGCAAGAAATGAATTTGGTGCAGAACCAATAAGGGTAGATATAATAGATTTATGGACAGATGATTTGACATCAGAATTATTTACTTATTATGGAATTAGTCCTGATCATAGTGAAAGCACTTTAGTTGTAGATGGGGTGCAAGGTAAATATATTCGTGATCCTGCTACTGCTGAAAAGTTTGCATACTGGCTGTTATCTTGGAATTGCAATCAGCATCTGAAAATGAAAGTTAAACTTCCCCTGAAATATATGAATATTGAAATAGGGGATATAATAGAATTTGATAAACATCTTGGAGGAATATTACCTTATGGTAAAAAATATGCAAAAAATTCTACAGATACTTTAAATGGTCAAACAATATATCCAAAGTTTATAGTTGTATCTACAAATAAACTATTAACCCATATAGAGATTGAAGCATTGCAACTGCACAAATTAGAGGTTGCAGGTTGTCCTACAGGAACTTATGATTGTACTGGTGAATGTGATGGTAGTGTTGTTGAAGATGTTTGTGGAACTTGTGGTGGATCAGTAGATGATGTGGCAGATTGTGAAGAGTGTCCTGATGGTAGTGTAGAAGATTGTGAAGGTGTTTGTGGTGGTAGTGCTATTTTGGATACCTGTGGTGTATGTGGTGGTTTAAATCAAAGTCAGATTGAATGTTGGAATGGAAGTTTAGCCTGTTCATATGAAGATTGTCCTCCTGAAGGTTTTTTCAATGTACCAATATGTTCAAATACACAATATAATAATGAAGAAGATTGTGTATCATCAGGTGCAGTATGGCATGAATTTGGTGAATGTCTTATAAATTGCAGTTGTAATTTTGATCCTCCTCCATTCCATGTAAATACCCAATATCTTTTTGGTTATACAAGTAGTGGAGTATTCCAATTTGATACTTCACCATGTAAAATAATTCATGAAAAACCAGTATTGGAAGATGGTATTTATAGTATGTCATTTTTTCATCTGAAGGTAGCAGAGATTTACAATCAGCAAGGGTTGAGGATAATACCAACAGGTACAAGAGTTACATTGACTGCCGATAATCCCAACATTAATTTACAATGGGGAGTAAGTGCAGTTGAAGGGGATGTAATAGAGCAAGGCAATGATTTGCATGAGTTACGATTTTTGGATGGGTTGGATAATGTTCCAATATTTACATGGAATCCTGATGATTTTGAGTATGGGGATACATTTATAATTTCTGCAAAGATAGAAATTGATGCTTATGATGAATGGGGAAGTGAAATAATAGAATACAACTATGTGCATATTATACCAATAGAGATAGAATTTAGGGAATATTATACTGCTGGTGATATGAATGATGATGGTGCTTATAATATCCTTGATATTGTTGCACTTAATAATTGTGTCCTTGCAAATAATTGTACTGAACCACAATATAACCCACCTGCTGGTGATTTGAATGGTGATGATGCTTATAATATCCTTGATATTGTTGCACTTGCAACATGTGTTATTACTAATAGTTGTGAAGAATATAGTTAGACATGGCTAAACTTTATTACGGAAATGGAAATTGTAGTATTGAAGGCTCTGATGTCAGGGGTGTTGATATTACATATAGGGGTGCAATTACTATAACTGATAATACCTCTGACTCATTTGCAATAACTCATTATGGTAATAGGATTATGGTATTCCCTATTGGTGAAGGATTTCTGAATAATTTATTTGATTATGTTGGTGAAATTAAAATAATATCAGTTATGGTAGCAGATAATAATGCACAGAAAGTATCAACTTCGATACATAGGGTTATGGATTATTCAGAACTATTGACATCAAATTCTGAAGATATGACTATCAATAGTGAAGATTTATCAGCAGGACATTTATCAGGTATAAGACCGAGCAAAACTACTTTAGATAAACAGATAATTCCAAACCTGAATACTGCAAGTCAGGATATAGATTTATATTTGGCATCAGGTGAATCTTATGGTGGGAGTTTCCATGTTCATTTAAAAGACAATAATGCTATGACAGGTGGTGAACATGATGAAAATTCAAAAGATTTATATTATAAAAAGGTTGGTGATGATAAATTAACTCCTACAAAAAATCCAAGTTTTACTTTAAGAGTAAATACAAGAAGAAGCAGGGGTAGGAAAATTAAAAGAACTACTAAAACAACTTCAGGAACAGGGGGTTATTAATGGCACAGAATGTTGCAAAACCAAGAATATATATCAATATCCCTGAATGGTTAGCATCCACAGGAACAGTTATTGATCCAGTATTTTATACACTTCCAGTTTCTCCAAGTGCAATAATTGATGTACCTGATGCAAGTGCAGTTACGATACCAGCCAATAAGGCTTATATTGCTATTCTTGGACACCAATTAACAGATGTTACAATAAATGCAAATGTACAAAGTGGTGGAGTAATTAATGGTGATTTTGGTAGTGGTGTAATAGGTGGATTTAGTATTGCAGAATTAAATGAATTACCAACAGCAATAACACTTGAAGGTGGTACAGGTGAGGCTGGTTCAATACTGCTTGGAACTTTTTATGATTTCCCTCATTCACCTGATTTGAATCTGTCATTATCTTATTCCTATGAAGGTATCAAGGAAACTACTACAAAGGGTGGTGCAACACTTACAAATTCATATTATCATGGAGTCCCCGAGTGGGGAACTCTTGGTGCATGGGAACTTGGAGGAACTGCTGCTCATGCGAAATCAGGCAGAAAAATATGGAATCTGTCTTGGTCTTTCCTTTCATCTGATTCTGCATTTCCAACAGATGCATCATTAACAACTGATGGATCAACAACAACAGGCACTTTGCTTGTTGATGATTCATTCCAAAGGTGCATCCATTTACTAAATGGTGGTCAAATTCCATTTATATTTTGTAGTGATAGCGATAACCCAAAACAGGATAATTTTGCAATAGCCAAATTTGATATGAAATCATTTCAATTTTCTCAATCGGCACCAAATCTCTATACCTGTAAGATTCGCATAAAAGAAATTTGGTGATTTCTCTCTCCTCAACTCCCCCGTAGTAAGTTCCCTCCTGGTTACCTTGATAATGCATAGTAGGGGGTAGGTTTGGTCAACCTACCCCTTTTTTCTTGTATATTTCTTCTCTATTGTAAACAAATAGTTGCATAGTATTAGTATATAGCCTTATATTTAGGTGTGCAAATTAATAATAAATAAAAGGAGTTTAAGAGCAATGAAAAATCAAAAAGAAAATAAATGGTATAACAGAAGCCGATATGAAAGTAGAATTATTGTTGGCACTCTCAATATTGGTGTTAATCGTTATGAATATTCTAATCAATATTTTATTGATTATTATGATATTAAAAATGCAGATGTAAGGGGCAGATTTGATTTAAATGATTCAATTAATAAATTAAAAGATGCTAAAATAAAAGCAGTTGAATGTGCTGTAAAATATAAAAATTCTATTGAGTTTATTAAGGAGGTTGCATAATGAAAATGAAATTTATTGAGCAAACTGATGGTTCTTATGTATCAGATAGACCTATTGATAGTGAAATTTTAGAATCATATTCTAATGAAACTGATTGGGATGGGGATGTATTAATAAGCACATCTGAAAATGTAGAGATTGTTTATAGTGAAAAACGGATATGGAAGGAAAAAACTAAACATCTTGGAAGGAATGATAGATGTATTTGTGATAGTGGAAAGAAATTTAAAAAGTGCTGTTTGAATAAGGAGGTTGCATAATGGCTGAAATATATTGTGATATATGTGGCAACCAGTTAAATGATTGTGATGAATATAAAATTCTATGCAGAGAAATGCACGATGATTTTCTTCGTATTTGTTATGAATGTATAGATGAAGGGGAGGGATAAATAATGGCTGATAAAACTAAAATGATATTAAGAAATGATCCTGCTAAAAAACGGAAGAAACTTGGTAAGGTCAAGGATTTACTGGAAGGTGCTATTGATGATGCACAGATGTATGAATATGATGTTGCTATGGGTGTTATCAGGAAGATTAAATAATGCTGGATATTATAGATCAAATATTGGAGGATATGGATAGGACCCCTGCCTGGCTTTGCAGACAGGCAGGGGTTCATCGGTGCAATTATACACTTATTAAAAATGGCAGCAGAAAATTAAGTGATAATATGAAAGACAAATTTAGTAAAGTATTAGGGATTCGCAAGGAAATCCTATTCAACAACGAACCAAATCAGGAGAGATAAATGAAGAAGGTAAAAGAAAATAAAAAAACACTAAATGATCTTATAAAAGATGTTGCATTAATTGAAAAGCAACTGGTAATAGAATGTATCAAATGTGATGGAACTGGTAAACCTCGAACTAAACTTGGGAAACCACCTGAAACTGGAGGTAAAAATATCCGTTGTAGTTCTTGTTATGGAGAGGGAACAACTGGAAATAGAATGGATAGTATAGATAAAAATATTGCATCAATAAAAAAAGACATAAATAAAATTGGTGATAAATTAAATGCTTATATCAATAGGCAATTTACGGAAATCAGGGTACTGCCAAAAGGACATAATCCTGACCTACATGGTGGAAGTTCCCCAAATAAAAATGAAAGAGGTTGGGAAGATTATTCAGGTGATTTCTACATAAATGATAAAGAGCAAAAAAAGATGTTAATTGATAAAGCAAAGGCTCACTTTGAGGAATACTTTGAAAATGGTGTTTATCATCGTAATAAAAGGCTTGGGCTGTTTCTGTCGGGTGGTGGGCAGTCAGGTAAGAAGTTAATCAAAGAAACAACAACAGGCAATTAAGGAGAGCAAATGAAGAAAATAAAAATACATGGCAAAGACTATGTCATGGTTAAAGACAGGATAATATTTTTTAATGAAAATTATCCAAATGGGTGTATCATAACTGAATCAAAAGCAACAACAGATAGCTTTATTTTTAAAGCAAAAGTGATACCTGATGTTGAAAACATCAATAGGTATTTTACAGGTCATGCTGAAGAAATAATAGGTTCATCACAAATCAATAAAACAAGTGCATTGGAAAATTGCGAAACAAGTGCTATTGGCAGGGCATTAGGCTGTATGGGTATTGGTGTTGAAGATTCTTTTGCAAGTGCTAATGAAGTCCAAAATGCAATACATCAGCAGCAAAATTCTTTTTATGTCAAAACGGATAACCACCTTGAGAAGTTTGCCAAACTTTTACAGGACTCTTATTTTGATGGTAAAAGGGAGGAAGTTAAGGAACAATGGAAAGATGTTAAATCATTGTCACAAACAGACCTGTTTTTAAAACAGATGCAATCAAGAATAGATAATCAGGAGAAAGAAGAAAATGAAAATCAGTAGAATGAATAAAGGTAGTTGGGGTAAAATAATAGCATTCTTTGATATTGAAACTGATGAAGGTTTCACAATCAAGGGATTTAAACTGGTAGGTGGTAATGATGGTACATTTGTTGGATTTCCATCACAGGAAAAGGATGGTGAATATTACGATACAATCTATGCAAGTAAAGAATTACGAGTAGAGATTACCAGCCTTGCTAAAGGTGAATATAAAAATCCATCTGAACCAGTTGAAGAAGAGATACCATTCTAATGAGATACAGAGCAACTATATTCATAGACCTGTGGCATGATACAGAAGAGGAGGCATCTAAAGAAATTGAAAAGATTGTAAAATCAATACCAAATTCTTTTATTGATGGCTTGGCTGCATTGCCACATGGTTCTGATATTTCATTATTTGCCGATAAGCCAAAAGGCTCTTGACTCCAAAATCGGTAATGCACAGAGGGGGGAGGTTTATTTTTTCCTCCCTCCTCAAAATTTGAAAGGGTTTCACATGAAACATCAATATATATCATATTTATTATCAATCACTATATTAGTATTATCATCAGCATTAACAATATATCATTACTTATTTGACCATGAATGGGTTGGAATGTTTTTTATAGCAATTATGTCAGGGGTTATGGTTTATTGCAGCCAGGAGGAATATGATGGCTAAAGATGCTTATTACTTTTCACATGATTCAAATGCTCGGAACGATCAGAGACTTATGAAAATTAGAATGAAATATGGGATGGAGGGATATGGAGCATATTTTGGTATTATAGAAATATTAAGAGAACAATCAGATTACACATTATTATTTGATGATTTAGAAGGAATAGCATTTGATTTAAGAATTGAATTAAATGTTATTGAAGACATTGTTTCTAACTATGATTTATTTGTGATTGAAGGAATGAGTATGTTTTATTCAAGATCACTTAAAAGAAGGATGGAATGCCTTGATGAAAAGAAGATTGCAAGAGCAGAGGCAGGTAGAAAAGGTGGTATAGCTTCAGCGAAGGTCAAGCAATCGTTAAGCGATACTCAAGCAGTAAAGAAAAGTAAACTAAAAGAAAATATATTAAAGAAAGTAAATAATAATATAGAAAAAAGAAATAAGGACTTTCACATACACTGCCAAACTTTTACTGAAGAATTTGGTAAGGAAACTATTGAGGAGTTCTTCCTTTACTGGACTGAACCTAATGAAAAAAAGGGAAAGATGCTATTTGAATTACAGCCATCATGGGATACTAAAAGAAGATTACAAAGGTGGGTAAATTTTGATTATGGAACTAATAAGAAAAATGGTGCTAAACAACATAATTTTAAGATCACAGATGGAAAAAACTATTTAGCATGGTGCAGCAAGTGTTTAAAATCATCATTTTATGATCCATATAATTTCAATCCTGATACACTTGAATCACCTTGTTGTTCTGCTAAAATATTAGATGAAAAAGCAAAAAATAAAATGAAAGCAAATGCCTGATATATTAATATTTGTAATAGGCTGCTGGGTAGGTGTCTTTTGGGGTATCTTAATAATCGGATTATTTAAAAAGGAGAATAACGATGAATGAGTTGGAAGTAGTAGAAGCAAAAGAAATACAAACAGACTGGTATCAGTCGCTAATTGATGATTGTAATTCAATAATAATAGAAGCAGAATATATAAGTAGATGGGCACTTGTAGAAGGTTATCATTTACTTGGATTACGGATACTTCAAGACGAACCAAAGATAGTGCAGGGTGGTTCAACATTAAGGAAAACTTTGCAACACGTTGCAAACTTAATAAATAGAAAAGAAAGAACTTTATATAATGCAGTAAAATTTGCTAAAAAGTATCCTGATTTAGCATTACTACCAGAAGGAAAAGACACATCCTGGCATAAGATATGTAATGATTATTTGCCAGAACACAAAGAACCAGTACAACCTGAATTTGATGAAAATATAGAGATGCAGCATGAATGTCCAGAGTGTGGCTATGAGTGGTAAACCAACAGTAATATCAACCTTTGCTGGATGTGGCGGTTCATCTCTTGGTTATAAGTGGGCAGGATTTGAAGAACTTCTGGCAATCGAATGGGATCAGAATGCAGTAGATACTTTTAAATTAAACTTTCCAGATGTTCCTGTATGGCAGAAAGATATAAGAGAAGTAATTGGAAAAGACATATTAGAATTTACTGGACTTAAACCAGGGGAACTTGATGTATTAGATGGATCACCACCATGCCAGGGCTTTTCAACAATAGGAAAAAGAAATGTATCAGATGAAAGAAACGATTTGTCTTATGAATACATAAGGTTAATCAAAGAATTACAGCCTAAAGTATTTGTAATGGAAAATGTATCAGGCATGGTCAAAGGAAATATGAAAGGAAAATTTAAAGAAATAATGATTGCTTTGAAAGAAACTGGATATAATGTTAAGTGTAAGTTGATGAACTCAATGTATTATGAGGTTCCACAATCAAGAGAAAGATTAATATTTATAGGGGCAAAAGATAAAGAACCAATTTATCCAGAGCCATTAAAAAATATAATAACTATGAAAGATGTTTTAAATAAAGATGGATATATAGAATATAGGGCAAATTATTCAAAAAATAAAGTAAGTATACAAAAATCAGCATTTACAAAGCCTTGTTTAACAATAACAAAGACAAATTCTTGGAAAACTTATATAGAAGAACAAAAAAATGAACACTTTAATAACCAATGGCAAACAGCAAAAAGACCAAGCTATACACTTGGTGTCGTGCCTACATTAAAAGTAAGGAATAAAGAACATATAGAAAGACAATTAACGATAGATGAAATAAAGATATTATCAACATTTCCAAAAGAGTTTAAGTTTTCTGGTTCATACAATCAGCAATGGTCCAGAATAGGAAATGCAGTAATGCCGAAGTTCATGGAACATATAGCAATAACAATAAAAGACAAAATACTATGATTGGAACTTGGCATAATAATAGAATTAGTGAAAAATTAAATAAAGAATATAAACATGATTTCTCTATATGTGATATAGATGGTTGTGTTAGGTGTCATTATAAAACAGCAGCAGGGGAATTTATGACAAGATTTATTATATTTGAATCTAAAAATGAAAATGAAAAAGAAATGAGATCAGCACAACATAAAAGTTTACAATACTTAAATAATGCAATAGATTGGAGTTATTTTGATAGATTTTCAGGCTTATATATCATAAAAATAATAGATTTAGACAACAGATTAGAGTGGTATGATATAAATAAAAAATTAATAAGAATAACAACTTTTGATGAATTATATAAAATATTTAGTGGTAAAGTATATGAAGAAAATAGTAATGGATTAATTAAAATGGACCAAAAAGAACAGAAGTATTTAGATGTTCCTGAATGGTTTTCTAAAGAAATGGAAGGGGAAGAAAAATGAAAGATAATTTTAAAAATGGATTTATAGTTGGGATGTTATTTATGCTGGTCGGTGCTATTACAATATCCTGTTCAGTTACACCACTTGAAGCAAGTAATTCAGAGTGTGGGGATAGTCAATGGAATCCTTGCTGGGTTCGTATTGTTGAATGATTAAGTTCACGATATTAGGAAAGCCGAAGCAACAGCAGAGGCACAGACCATCTGCAAGGGGTGGCTATTATGATCCATCTTCCAAAGATAAGAAAGATATATTATTGCAAATAGCCAAATACAAACCAAATCAGCCTTATGCTGGGAATATTACCTTACATTTGACATTCTATATGCCAAGACCAAAATCACACTATAGAACAGGTAAACGAAGCCATGTATTAAAAGCAAAAGCACCAGTATTCCATAGTGTAAAACCTGATATAGATAATTTGGTCAAATTAATATTGGACTGCATTGGAAGCAGGACATTTATAATTGATGATAGTCAGGTATGTGCATTATCAGCAATAAAAGTTTATAGCGAGGATTTAGATTGGAACAACGACCACCCAAGAACAGAGGTAGAAATAAAGGAAAATATAGAAGAAATATGAAACTACTGGACTTATTTTCAGGTATAGGTGGTTTCCATCTTGGATTAGAACAGGCAGGATTTAAATTTGATTGGGTTGGATTTTCTGAAATAGATAAATATGCAAACAAACTATACAAAAGGAGGTTTCCAAATGCAGAACAACTCGGATCAGTTACAGATATTCGATGTGAAAGCCTACCAGAACACATTGACATCCTTTGTGGAGGATTTCCCTGTCAGTCATTTTCAATCGCTGGACTTCGAGGTGGCTTTGAAGATACCAGAGGTACTCTCTTTTTTGAAATTGTACGGATTCTACGATATTACAAAGATAGTGGGAACCCAATCCCCTGTTTTATTCTCGAAAATGTTAAAGGTTTACTTTGCCATGACGATGGAAGAACATTTGCTATCATTTACAGAGTTCTTGCCGACCTTAATTACTCCGTTGAGTGCCAACTGCTTAATACTCGTTGGTTTTTACCCCAAAATAGAGAGCGGATTTACATTGTCGGACATTTTAGAGGAGAATCCAGACGAAAAGTATTTCCTATCGGAGAAACAGGTGAAAAAGATGCTGAACCACAAAGAGAGGAACAAGGAGGAGGGCAGGGGATTCGGAGCAAAGATTATTCAACGGCATTGAGAGCAAAAGAATCAAGAAGTGGATGTGATACATTAATCCAGGAAGGATTAAAACAAATCGGAACAATAGGAGAAGATTCAGAAGCAACAAGGGTATATGATCCAAGTGGATGTGCTAGAACTATTAAAAATGGTGGTGGTATGGGTGAAAAGACAGGATTGTATCAAGTTGGAGAACTTAAAGTAATTGCTAAAAAAAGAACTTATGATACACCACCAGAGATAAATGAATATCTTAAAAAGTATAAAAAAGGTACAATTCAGCAAATCGCGCAGCAACTTGAACTTCCCAAAACACAAGTAGAGCATTATTTTAGGTCAGATACATATAGAACAATACCTTCACCAGAGATATGGCTACAATTAAAAGAAATGCTTGGCTTTGATGATACTTATGATAAACAGGTTATAGATATATATGAAAAGGAAGTGGAATTTGAATCTTCTAGGAGAGTTTATTCGTCAGAAGGAACAAGTCCTACACTTGATACATCTAAAAAAGGTGGGCTTATTCAAGTAAAACCAGTATTAACTACAGGATTTCATGGCCAAAATGGTAGAAGGATTAAAGATGATGGAGATGAAATGTTTACTTTAAATGCACAGGATCAACATGGAGTGATGATAGAAAAGAAAATAAAAAGAATTGGTGGTATGTATGGACAATCAACAAGGTGGGGTTTATATGATAAAGATGGTATTTCACCGACTATTACTAAAGCGATGGGAGATGGTGGTGGGCATATTCCAATGGTAAATAAATCATCGATTAGAAGGCTTACTCCAATGGAGTGTGAGAGGCTGCAAGGATTCCCAGATGGATGGACAGAAGGACAATCAGATACTCAAAGATATAAACAACTTGGGAATGCAGTTAGTGTTCCTGTTGTAAAAGCAGTAGGAGATAAGTTGCTAAAATCCATCCTATAAACAATTTCTTTTAATAATACAAGTAAAATAATATAAATTATCATCTAAAATATGGGTGATAAATGGAACATAAAATAATCCACAGGGAAATAGGCTCCCTAATCTTCGCAGAATATAATCCACGACAACTTACCAAAGATCAGTATCAGAACCTGAAAGATTCTATTAGCAGGTTTGGACTGGTTGATCCAATTATAGTAAATAGCAATAAAGACAGGAAGAATATCATAGTGGGTGGTCATCAAAGGGTTAAGGTGGCAAAGGATATGGACATTGAATATGTGCCTGTGCTGGAGGTTGATCTTACATACGAGAAAGAAAGAGAATTAAATATCAGGCTGAATAAGAATACAGGTGAGTGGGATATGGATATATTGGCTAACAATTTTGAAATAGAAGAATTGATAGGCTTTGGATTTGATGAGGAAGAGTTAAAATTATTTAATGAAGATTATTGGAAAGAGCCTAATCAAAAAGAATATGATGAAAATATAGAAACTGACAATAAGTGTCCTAAATGTGAATATGAGTGGTAAGAAGAAAACACCAGGCAGACCAAAGAAATATAATATAGATACAGATCAAGTAGAAAAGTTATCAGGATTAGGCTGTACTAATACAGAGATAGCATCTTTTTTTGGCTGTGATGAATCACTTATTCGCAAGAGTTATTCCGAATTTCTTACAAAAGGTAGAGATAAGGGTAAAATAAGATTAAGACAATGGCAATTAAAGTCAGCAGAAAGAGGTAATGTAGCAATGCTTATATGGCTGGGTAAACAGATGCTTGGGCAGACTGATAAGCAAGAGATAACAACAACAGAACTACCTGAAGGATTTAGTGTTGAACTCCTTTAAATTATTCCAACACCAGTTAGATTATGTTATGTCAGAAGATAAGTATCCGTTCCTGCTTGGTGGATATGGTTCAGGCAAGACTTATGGCTTCTGTATATTTGCACTAAAGCAATGCTCAAAGAATGCTGGAAAAACTATATTACTTGCTGAACCAACCTACCCCATGATTAGAGATGTGCTTCAGCCATGCTTTGAATTAGTATTAAAACAGGCAGGATTTGATTATGATTATACAGCAACATCAACTAAATACAGGGTGTATTGGAAACAGGGATGGTGTGATGTTATTATGAGGAGTTGTGAATCATATTTGAGGTGGGCAGGGTTGAACTTGGCAGCAGGGGGAATAGACGAAGCAGATCAGTTAAGGGATGATAGAGCCTGGAAGATGTTATTGTCAAGGCTTCGGGATGGCAATACACTTACTGCCTTTGGTAGTGGTACACCTGAAGGATTCAAGTTTGTTTATAAATACTGGGGTAATAATCCAATAGATGGATATAAACTTATAAGGGGAAGAACAGAAGATAATATTATGCTTCCTGAAGAATTTATTAAGAGCCTGAAAGATAATTATGATGAGAACTTATTAAAAGCCTATCTGAATGGAGAATTTGTTAATCTTCAGCAAGGTGCAACCTATTACCAATTTACAAGGGAGAAAAATGTCAGACCAAATACCTATAATCCTACCTTACCAGTTAGATGTGCAATCGACTTCAATGTCTCCCCTATGGCATGTTCCTTATTTCACATCACCAAAGGTAACAAGCCTGAACTACAAGTTTTCGCAGAAATTGAATTACATCATGGTGGAGGAGCAGAAATAATAACTGAAAGAATGGTTCAGGAGATTAAGGGTAGGTATCCAAGCAATAAGTATATTGCATATCCTGATCCTGCTAACCAAAGGCATACATCTGCATTACATACTGACCATGATATATTAAGACAGGGTGGCTTTGAGATAAGGGTAAAGCCTAAAGCACCAAGAGTAGTTGATAGGGTTAATGCAGTAAATAAGTTATGTGAAGATAATTTTATAATAGACCCATCCTGTAAGGGGTTAATTACAGACTTGGAACAGACTGTCAATAAAGAAGGAACAAGAGAAATTGACAAAAGTAATAAGGATCGTACTCATTTCAGCGATGGAATTTCTTATGCGATAGATTTTTCATATCCAATAATTAAACCACTAATGGGGAGTATAAACAGATGATTCCATCAAGCAGTCAGTTATTAGTAGAACAAAGTAAAGTTATGTGGCAAGATCAGTCCAAGAAAAGATGGATGATGTCAAGAGATAAGGCTTATGATTATTATAAAGGCAGAACGGAAGCATATACAAAGAGTTACTATGAAGGATCAGATATAATAAAATCCGTAGTATGCCCCAATAATAATATCACTAAAAGAATCATTGATAGAATCAGCCTTGTATATATGAAAGCACCAATCAGGGAATACTCAAATGAAAAGACACCTGATATGTTTTATCAAAAGAACTTTAAGATGCAGAGAGCAGAGAAGTTGTGTAACCTGCTGGAGTGCATACTGCTGAAGCCAACTTGGAGAAATGAAAGAATTGAATATGATATAATTAGAGATTGGGAGCCAAGATTTGATGATAATGATCCACTTAATCCATCTGCTATTACTTATCCTTTATCTGTTCGTAGTACTGTTTTGGATACTACTCCTGAACTTTGGGCATATTGGGATGCTGATAACCATTTTATTTGGGAGAAAGGAACAGGGAAGAAAATAGTATCTGAAGATAATCCTGAAATGGCTAATCCATATCAGATACTTCCATTTGTGGAATGTTATAGAGATGGAAAGCCTGAATCATCATACTTTGATACAGATGCTTCACCTTCTTTAATTGCTACTAATGAACAAATAAATCAGGCTACATTTAATATGAATGCCAATAATCAGTATCAGAGCTTTGGTTATGGTTATGTAAATGGTAGCAATATTGAAAAAGATAAATTAGAGATAGGTCAAGACAAGTGGGCATTTCTTGGTCATGATGGTACTCTTAATATGGTAGCACCACCTAATAGTGTTCCTGCACTTGTTGATAGTATAAATTTTAGTTATAAAATGTTAGCACAGAATTATCACCTATCTGTTTCATTTGTTGAAGGCACAACTGCTGAAAGTGGTGTGGCTTTAAGACTTCGCAATCAGGAGTTAATGGATAGCAGAAGATCAGATGTGGAAAGATGGAAAAGAATTGAATATGATCTGTTTGGTGTAGAGGAAAGAATTATAGCAGTTGAACAGGGCAGAGATGCAGGATTTCTACTTGGTATTGATTATGAGGAATCTACTGAAATATTATCAGAGGAAGAACAGAGGGCAAAATGGGATTGGGAAAAAGCCAACGGACATATTGATGATGCTGATATATTGATGCAGAAAGACCCTGATAAATTTCCTGAAAGACAAGATGCTTTAGATTATTTAGCCGAAAGGTCAGGAGTGGAAGAAGCTGAAGTAGTAACTGAAACTTCTCCACTCTTGGCTGCTCTGACAACACCTGTATAGATGGCAGATATATCAAATGAATTAGATAGAATTGCAGCAGTTATTGCAGAGAAAAGCAATAAGGCTGTTGAGGAGGTTGTTAATTCATTGATCGAATTAGTACAGGGTAAAACAAGCGAAGAAGTATTAGAGATTTTATCAAGTATAGATTTAAAATATGCAATGGGGTTAAAAATGTCGAGTGCTGTCGGATTATATGAAGCAGGTGCTGTATCTATTCTTACAAATATGTATTCTACTTCTATGCTTTCAGAAAGCACATTGAGGTTATTATTGGATAATAGTAAAAGGTTATTGGTTACTGAATTTGTGGATAAGATGGCTGATAATATATTGCTTAATACATACATGGGCATATCACAGCAATTAACTCCGACAGAAATATTAAAATCAATAGGAGATGTGACACCAAATATAGAAACACAAATAATAACAGCCTATGGACAATATAGTTCTGCTGTTACTAATTTCCTATCTGAAAATTTGCCTAAAGATACTGAATATATCTACATAGGTGCTTATGATTCAAAAACAAGAGATAGGTGTGTAGAGAAGATTGGATATAGTCCAGCAACAAGAAAAGAAATTGTTAGTAGGTTTGGAGATTTCAATAACGAAATCTGGAATTGTAGGCACAGGTGGGAACAGAGGAGTAGTAGTCCAAAAGATCAGGGATTTAATAAGGATAAATTTGTAGATGCTTGATAGAAGTTTTTTTGATATATTGGTAAAAGAATTGCCAATGCAGTACAGGAAATATATATTTGATCCTGCTGGTGGTGGTGCTGATGCTAAAAATGTAGAGGGTGGTGATTATCCTCAAACTTATAGTGAACCTTATGGCACAAATAAAATAGCGAGATTATTAAAAAGGCAACATAGAAAATTTGGAGGTAGTTTTGCACCAGTAGCCACAGGAGATTTATTAAAGGATTTCGCTGCATCTAATTCAGGTTTTGTTAGTGGGGGCATGGGGTTTGGTTTTATAACTGATATGGGCAAAGTTAAGTCATTAACAAAAAGTGGTAGACCCATAGCAACAGAAAGCAAACCATTGCCAAAGCCTGTTGGAAAATGGATTATGAAAGAAGCAGATAAATATGTCAAAAAAGAATTGGGTAAAATAAAAGGTAGAACTTTTAACATATAATTATTAAATTAAAGTATAACTTTAACTCACAAAAGAGGATTTAAAATGTCTGAAGAACAAGTAAATACACCACAAGCTGAAGAAAACAGCGAAACAAATCCAAGCACACAAGCTGATAAAAATGATGTGCCTTACACAAGGTTTCAGGAAGTGAATGTTCAAAAGAATCAGTTTAAGTCAGAAAACGAGAGTTTAAAAGCAGAAAATGCCAAGCTAAAGGCAGCAGAGGAAGATGCAAGGCAGCAGACTTTAAAAAAGAACTCTGAATTTGAAACTTTATACAACGAAACTGATGCTCTGAACAAAAAACAAGCTGAACAGATTAAGGCTTATGAAGCGAAGGAATTGGAGGAAAGTGAAAGACTTGATGCTAAAATTCCTGAAGATCAGCATGTATTTACAAAAGGTATGACTAATGCTGTAAAGGCTCAATATATCGAGCAATTACAAAGTAATGTTAATGCCGGTAAGACCGATTCATCAAGAGCAGGAACAACTGCTAAAGGTGAATTTGGTGGATATAGTTCTCATGCTGAATGGGCATCTAAAGACCCCGAAGGATATAAACAATCAAATATGACACCTGATTCACAAGGTATCAAAATTGGATATGGTGGTGTCTAAAAATCAGCACAAACCTTTTGGGATTGATCTTGATCCAAATGGTGACCTAACACATACTGTATTGCCTGATGGTGATGCAAAAGTTACTCACAAAGGGGAGCCTATCAGATATATGCAATATATAGATGAGATGGAAGAAAGGGCAACCCGAAAAGGTGAAGGCAAAAATCCTGTTAAAGCATCCGTTGGTTATTTTAGTGGATTTGGCAAGGGAACATTAAATAATAATTAAATCCTACCCGAAGGCTCACAAGAGCAGTTGAGGATGGATAAATTTTAGGAGTTAAAGATGGCTTTAACTAATACTTCAACTGCTGCTGGTGGTCTCGGAAGAACTATCGGTGATGCAGTTATTGCTTTTAATCATGTAAATGTAATGTATCCTATCTGTACAGTTCAACAGGCTGCAAGAGGATCAAGTCATGTTAATTTTTCAGATTGGACTAAATTAACTTCAGGTAATGTAACTGCTGCAACACAGGCTACAACAACTACTGCTATTGCAATTACAACTGCAGCAAGAACAGCAACCATAACTGAACACGTTATTGCTTCAACTGTAAGTGATCTTGTACTTATGGGATCAAATGATGATATAGTTGGTCAGGCTGGAACTGCTCTTGGTAATGCTGTTGCTGCTAAACTTGATGATGATTGTGTTGAACTTGGTAAGGGTTTTTCACAAACAGAATGTGGTGCTGGAACTGCTTTAGCATTATCGCATATATTTGGTGCTATGAGGCAACTTCGTGCTGCATCTGCTCCATTTCCTTATAGTTTGGTATTATCACCAAAACAGGTATGGGGTCCAAAAGGTATAATCAGTTTGTTGCATGATGATGCTGTTACAGGTAGTAATGCAAAACCAATGTCATTAATGGGTGACAAGGGTAATGAAGCATTTGGTGCTGGATATGTTACTTCTATTGCAGGATTCAATGTATACTGGTCAGATCAGATTGATGAAGATGTAAGTTCAGGTGGTGATGCTGCTGGTTTTGCAATGTCTAAAGGTGGTATTGGAATCGGTGTTGGACCTGAAGGCTTATTTAGAATAGCATCAGAAAGAGATGAAATGCTCCGTGCTGTTAATTATGTCGCAACAGGTTTTTGGGGTGAGATAGAAGTCAAAGATGGCTTTGGTGTTTATATATTAACTGATGTTTCATAAATAACAATCTTGATATGAGGGTGGAATTTCGTGCAGTCATTCTGCCCTCATGTTGAATAAGGAGATTAATAAATGGCAAAATATTTTAAAAAACCAAGTGGTATTATTATTGAGGCTACTGAAAACCATGACCTTGCATCCCTGAAAGATAGGTTTGAAGAATGTGATGCAAATGGTAAGGCTATTAAAAAGGTTGCTAAAAAATCTGCTAAAAAGGGAGATAAATAATGGCTATTGTTGCTAAATCATTTCTACATAATGATGATAAAATAGTTGGAACTTCGGGTGATGCAGATGGTACTCTTCCTGAAGATATAGAAGATTATGTTAGTGCTAATATTGGAACAGCAGATATAACAACACAACTTAATATTACCTGCACAAAATTCGGAAGTAAAATATTTACTTTGGTTGTATTAGAGGCTAATTAATGCCTGACTTCAAGGCTTTAATTGAACGAATAGCCGAGAATGAAGGATTCCGAAGTAAAGTTTATAAATGTTCGGAAGGTGTTGATACCTTCGGACATGGATTAACATATATAACAGAAGAAGAATCCCTTAACATTCTCGCTAGTCGAGTCCCCAAAAAACACTTAAAACTTCTAGATAAATTAGATTGGTATAAAGATCTTCCTCCGATGGTCCAGGGTGTAATTATCGAAATGACCTACCAAATTGGAACCTCTGGAATGTTAAAATTCAAAAAAATGATTGTACACATGAAAAATAAAGAATTTCAGTTGGCTGCAACAGAGATGCTGGATAGCAGATGGCATAAGCAGACACCAGCAAGAAGTGAACGACTGGCTGATATTGTCAGGGAACATGGTTAGTGGATCAATGGATAGCGATTGCAGAAAAATTTGGAATAAGTGTTGTTATGCTTATTGGAGTAACTTGGGGCATAGTAAAATTGTTTAATTGGATGGCTAACGATATGATGGGGCAGATTAAAAAGAATGAAGAAAGAATTGAAAGTATTGTTATAAAGTTGATTGATAATTCTAAAAAAGAAAGAGAACTCAACAGGCAGAATTTTGAGGCAATACTGAACAGGATGGATGCACTTGTTGATATACTGGTTAAATTAACAGGCAATGGATTAAGAAAATAAAGGATGAAAAGTAAATGAATAAATTGGCACAATTCTTACAGAAGTTTGCATTAGAGTATGTTGTTAAGTATCTTAAAAACAATAAAACAGAGGTGATTAAATCTGCCAATGCTAAAGTGAATCTTCCAATTTTAAATGAAAAACAGGAAGCAGAACTGATGGAAGCAATTTATGAAGTGGTAATTGATGTGGTTGAAGGAATTAAAAAATAATGATTCCTGCTTCATTCGCACCATATATTATTAAACTGATTATGCCGAAGATTATGGACCAGTTTATGGAAATATTTAAACTGGATAAGGTATTGGAATATGTTGAACAGCCAAATGATGCAGATCAAAGGATTGAAAAATTAGAAGTGCAGATTCAAATGTTGGTTGAAGATCATCATCCACCAGCAATAGATTTAGAAGAATGGGAAGATGTGAAGGAAACTATTAAAAAGATAAAAAGAAAAAAGGCATTCAAATCACTTGGCAAATGATATAAAATTACAAGAATCACATCCTGTGGATCAGAATTTGCGACCTTTAAAGGTAGGTGGCAAGGCTACTGCTATTGAAATTGCACAACAGGGAAATGGCTGTCGGGTTAGTGGAGATTTAGAAATTACAGGGAATACTTATGCTGAAATAGAAAAAATGTATCTTGGTTCAGATCATCTTATTCCTGCTTATTCGGGATCAATAATTGCATATACAATGATAGGTGAAACAGGAGTTCACGATTCTTATGCACTTACTACTTCTTATGCTGTTCCTGATAGTGGTATGAATGTTTCATTCCATGCTCCACCAAGTGGGAATGTTGAAATTATGATTCAGGTTTATTGTAATGTTACTACTTCAGGTAGAAGTTTTTATTTTGGTTTATCTGATAATTCCACCTATAATAGTATTGGAGGAGGATATGAGCAACTTGCTATTTTCCCTGATGAAACTGATGATACTATGCATCAACATTATTGGGTAATAACTGGACTAACAGCAGGGAGTGTATATACTTACTATCTTGGAGCAAAAATAAGTAATACTATTGGGTATCTTAATTGGGGTGGAACTGCTTCAGGCAGATATTGTGATTTTATTATGAAAGCAACAGCACTTCCTCCTGATTGTTCTATAAATGCAGTTCCAAAGTTTAATTATGATTAAGGAATAATATGCCAAGTTTTACAGGAAAAACATTCGCATCATTTTACAAAAATATTCTCGGTATTAATCAATCCTCAAATACAGGTGTTGATGCAACTGGTAGAAAAATACAGGATGGAGCAGGAAATAATACAGCCATATCACTTTCTGACGATGATTTAAGTGTCAATCCAGTAAACGATGACACAGTTAGAACTTTTAGAGTTCAAAAACAGAATAACAGCACTGTATTTTCTGTAGATACAACAAATTCAAAAGTTTTAGCAGGAGCATCACAGGTATCTGTCAATACATTTTATCAGACATTTAGTGCATATAATTTAGTGCCAGTTGCAGGGGAGCATATGCCTTTATTAACTGCACCAGCAACATATTTTGGCACTACTTCAGTAGAAATGAGTTTAGGAAGTGGAACTGATCCTGCTACAACTTATGATATGAGTACAGGCAACTTGGCTAATAATTTATTAACTTCAATATTCATGCTTCCACATAATGTAACTGTAGAT